GCGAGCTCGAATGTCAGCCTGGGTACGCCGCCGACTTGCGTGTCGGAGGCCATTTGCGCCTCGAAGAGATTGTGGCGGATTACGCGCGGCTCGTATTGAGTTCCACCCCACGTAAATGTCCGGCTGCTCCAGTGCTGCGCGGTGCCGTCGGCCAGCGTGCAGTCGAAAAAAAATAACGGTGTATCGGCGTTGAGCTGTTCCTTGGCTATGAATGCGCTTTGCATTTTTCTGTTCCTGTCCAGTTCAGACTCGCGAAATCAACTTGATTGAAAATGACGACAGCCCCACGTCTGTGGCGCTCACGCGGAGCTCGTCGCTTTCGAAATACGTTTCCTGATAGATCCCAAGCGCGCTTCCCGTAACTCGGTATAGGGAGGGATACGGTTGCACTTCCACCTGCATGCCGAACACGTCCACGGTTTGGCCGGCCTCAATCGAAATCGCAAATGTCGACTGTGCTGCGCCCGCCGTGCCCGTTCCGCTCACATACACGCGAGCCCATTGCGGACCAATCGCAGCCACCGTCTGTGTGCCGTCGCGCCCCAGGGTAATCCACCCGGCGCCGTTCGACCTTACATAAGCGCTGAAACAGGCGACGTAGTCTCCGGATACTCCCAGGGTTTGTGCCAGCTGCTGCGTGCCAGTGCTGGCGTTCGCGACCGACCAGGCTCTCTCGGTTCCCAGCGGATCGGCGATCCCGCTCGCCGTAGTAAGTAACCCGGCCTGCCAGCCCGCTTGCGAAAGATCCTCACTCCAACCGAGCAGATTCGCCAGTGGATCGATAAAGGTGAAGGACGCAAACCCTCCCTGGGAAGCCGTGAAAAGGCCGCTGACGAGCGCCGTTTCCGCATCGCTGAGATCGACGTAAGAGAGGCCCCATTCGATCTGGCCTGCAGACGTATCCGGCAGCACGATCCGTTCGCCGCTTTCCAGAACGCTGGTGATCACCCGCCATTTCCGCGTCCGTGCGACGGGAAACTGCGCGACGGTGCCGGACCCGATCTGCGGATAAAAACTCATGCGAACTCCTCGATCGATACCGTCGCCTGCGCATTCATTTCATCGGTCATAGAAGCCGTAAAAGCCTGTCCCGAGATCATGCAGTTGGCCACGTTATCGCCTGTCAACGGATCCGTGAAAGCAAACGTGGCGCCGCCCTGCTGTTCGACGAACGCGATCAGCGCGCCCAGTTCCTGTTCATCGAGCAGATCCAGTTTCACCGCCCACCGGCGTAGATTGGTGCCGTAAATCCGGTAGCGCTGCAGACTGCCGTCCATGAAACGCACGGCCTGCGTCTGGAAGCGCAGCCCGCGATTCAGCGGATACTGCGCGACTGCACCGGTTTTCAAAGTTGGGAAAGTCATAAGCGCGCCACCACATCGTTGATCGGATGCATGTTCAGCATGGCCTCGCGAACCGCGTTGGCGATATCCGTACTGCGATCCATGAACGACTGGCTGTCCATGGCGTTCACATTGACCGTGATCTGCGGCGCGCTGTTAGCCTGGCTGGTGCTCCCAGCGGCCGGAGCCGGAGCCTGTGCGGCGGGTGCGGGGCTCGTAGCCCCGCTCGCGCTCGAAGCCTGCGCAGAACTCGGAACAGCTTGCAGCGCACCGGTAATATCCACGGGCGGCGGGGGCGTATAAACCGGCAGCGGCGCCGGCGTCGAACTGCCGCCGAACAGACTCTCGATTCCTGAAATCAACGGGGAGAGCAGCCCCAGCCCACCGCCCAACAAGCTGGATGCAACGCCTCCCACCGTGCTCGCCACGGAACCCCCTTTCGACGAAGTGTTGCTCTGCACCGCCTCGGTATTCGCCGTGATCAGATCCGCCTGCTGCTGATAAGCCGATTGCAACTGTGAGATCTGCTGGCCCACCTGCGAAAGAGCGGTCGTCAGGTCGCCGTTGTCGCTCGATACGCTCGCACTGATCGCCGGCGGATTCGGAATACCCGGGCGCCGAGTGGGCGCAATCGTATTAATCACTTCTTCAAGGCTGCTGTCTGCCATTTCGTTCCTCCCCCTCCATTTGGTCCCGCAATATCAAAAACGCATCCGTCTTGCGCGCTTCCATGTCCATCGAATCCGGGATTCCCAGCCGGCGCCGCACAAAATACTCCTCAAGCAACGCCATGCTGTCGCCAGTGACGAAAGATTTTGGACATTCCTGCGACTGCACCTGCCGGCGTCCCCAGACCGTCCGCGCTTCGCCGCGTTGCTTCTCCGGAAGAAACCCGCAGCGCCGTTTCACTTCCAGGCCGTTTCGCCGACAACTCTCGCAATCCCACCCGGCCCGGCCGGCAAACCCTGCATTCGCCAGCTGGTAATGGAACGCGACAATTAGTTTTTTCTTTCTTGCTCGCTCAATCCGCACTCGGCCTTTACCGCCGCCAGGGCTTCCTTGAACACATCTTCGGGACCCCGTTCCATCAGCGACGAGGGCGTGGCCGGTTCACCATCCAGTTCGAGGCCGCGAATTTCTTCGAGACCCCAATCGATGTACAAGCGATCCAGTTGCGCGCCCAGCAGGCTGGCCTCGAGGCGATTCTTCTCCTCGCGGCCCGCCTCGAAATACTCCAGGCGAATTGCCAGATCGCGCACGCGCTTCAACAGCTCCATGCGCCGTCCGAACGTCATGCGCGCAATCACAAACTCCACGCCGGGCATGGCCTCGGATTGAACTGTTCTGCTGCTTTGCCAGGCTGTCATGACATTTAACCGAATGCCACCACAATCTCGTCGTTGTCCGTGCCCTGCGCCCGCACGTCCTTGAAACGCCACTTCAGCCTTGTCTCCGCGTCGTCGAACTCCGGCACCATCGGCACCACGCTCGGAAGATAGATACCCAGCAACTGGCCGCCAACCTGCCCCAGCTGGAACATCACGCTGACTGGCAACTGCTGCCGCGCAGCCTGGTAGAGGCCTTCGGTCGAGGCATCGTCCATGCTGAAAAGATCGAGCGTCACCGAAACTTCCCGAGTCCCGGGCGCGATTCCCTGCGGCAGCGAAGATCCGAACTCTTTCGTCCGCAGGTTGACGTTGTTTTTGATTTCGATCGACGCCGCCGATACGGTCAGGAATTGACTCGGTATCACGCCGAGCCAGACTTCTCCGAGGTTCCCAGGGACCGGCGAATAGCTGTATCCCGCCACCGTCGGCTCCGGCGGAAAGGTGACCGCTCCGCCTTGCCCGGATATGAACGAAGCGCTGTCCACGATGTCCTGCGCCATCCCTTTGAACTCGAACTCGTGGAAGTCGCCGTTCAGCGAAATGCTCAGCTGATCCACTACCGCGCCGGTCAGCACACGCTGCACGGCCGTCGACGGATCCCAGTAGTCGAATAGTGTATTGCTGGGCAGGCTCTCCGCCAAACAATAGGTCGCGGTAGAACCCAGCGGAACGCCGGCCACGGGCGCCGCGGAAAACGGCGCATTCAAAACCACCGTGAGTGGATCCGCTACCGCCGCCACGAAACGAATCTCGCCTGCGCTCGTCAGCGCTTGTCCCGGCGCCAATCCGTGCGGCGTGGTGAATACCACGCTCGACACCTGCGTGCCGGTATTCGGCGTTCCCCCCGGCCATAGCACCCCAGGCGCGCCCAATGCCGCCTGGAACAGTGGATCGTGAGGCGGCAGGACCGTCATATCGGGCCAGTCGCGCATATACGACTTCATGTCGTAACCTACCTGGGTGCGCACGCCCTGCGGCAGCCCGAGCCATGTGCGGCTACCCGTCTTGTCTTTACGTTGACTCTTGGCCCGTTGCAATTGAGCGGTCATACTGACCGCCGGTATGCGATTGGACGCGGTGATCGCCGCGATCTGGCCATACGCGCTTTCCTGCGCGCAGTACCATCTGTTTGCGTTCGATGAAATATACGCCATTGTTTACTTACTGACCTCCACGTCGAATCCCACCTTTGCCCGCTGGAGGAAATTCTTTCCGCCGCGCGCGATTGGTTCGTAACTCACTTCGTAACCGCCCGTATAGAAGGCGCCGCCTCCCCAATCCCCACGGGAATCGTCAAGCATGGCGCACACCGCGTCCGCATACACCTGTGTGTTGGTTTCGAGGCCGTCCAAACGGTCCTGCGAATACCGCACCTCCACCACCAGATGCGCTCTCCCTGAGAACTGCCGGAACTTCTCCGTGAGCGAGTTCGACAGCTTGTCGCAATAAACCAGCAACGCTGGATACAGCGCGTGCCCTGTCTTTTCGCCGATCTCCACGCTTGCATTCAGCGCCACAATAGAACGGATTCCCGCCGCACTCAGCGTGGGATCCGCATGCTCGATCGCTGCCACCCGCACATTGGCGCCTTTGGTGGTCGAGGACAGCATCGACACCACGGTCGCCGTTAACGTTCCTGTCGTTCCTGCCATATATTCACCCCTGCCATCTGTTATCCTTTTCGCTCTGCTCAACCTCTGAGCAGCGTGCGCGCCAGGGGCCGCTTAAAGTCGGGCTTCTGACCTGTTCCCGGCAACGCCCCTTGTGTAACTTCGCCGGGCACGTATGTGAACGCGGCGCTGGTTGGAAGCAGCACGTCATTCTGCCGTACCAGGTCGCTGAGCGCCGGACCGGCATAAACATTGAAGCCCACCGCATTGGCGGCCATGCTCACGGCCGAGACCGTCATCAGATGCCCATCCGGAACCGAGATCGAAGACGCCGGCGACGCCGCACCCTCCTGCCCCGCTGCATTCACCCACGCCACGCTTGCATAAAACGTTCCGCCCGTCTGCGGCCCCACCACTGTGCTCAGCAGCGGTGGGAGCGCGCGCCTCACCGGATCGTGCACTAACCCCATTCCGCTCGGCAGAAAATTCTCGTACGCGGCCCGCGCCAGCCTCGCGTATTCATCCCACTTGGCCTGATACCGATCGGCTAACTGGCTGAAGTACGCATCTCTGTAGGACAGAGCCAGCGCATGCATGGTCTCCCATTGCTTGAGCGGCGCCGTAACCACGATCTGTTCAACGCGGTAGAGCGGCCCCCACACCATTTCGAGCGGGCGCCCGGGACGCTGCAGCCAAAGCTCCAGATCGGTCGCGATCTCCTCGTGACCCAGACGAAGCTTGGTCGTGAGGTTGATCCCGCAGGTCTCCGCGACATCCAGCAGACCCGAGTCCTGATCGATCAGACCGTCAATAGTCGGGGAAGGCCCATCGACGAAGAGCGCCATCTCAGTTACGCTCCTTCGGCTTCCTGAGATCCTGCGAGGGGATCACCATCACCTGCACGCGCCGCGCTGCTTCTTCCCGGTCGAATTTCTCCCTGGCTTCCTCGTTCGCCAGATGGAATTCCAGAGTCTCGTCTTCAGTGGCCACGCGGGCGCGCCCTTCGGCCAGCAGCTTCGCGGCAACCCTCCGCGGCACTTCCGTCCGCACTCCTTCTTTCCCGCCTTCGGAAGTCTCGGCGCTGACCACGACCAGGGATTCCCCCGTCAGCTGCGCCTCCGTGTCCTTGATCTTTTGGTAGTAAGCCCGTAAGTCCATAAATTCCCCTTTGTGTCTGGATACCGAATAAAACTGGGCAGATCGGCGGCCTTGCGGACGCGATCTGCCCTTGAGTTGTCGAGACTAGCTGTTAACCTGAACCGCGAAGTTATTTCGCAGCACGGCGCAGCCGTAAAGCACATCCACCGTGAACTGCTGAGACAGCGTGTTCGGTTGATAGCTCATGGTGACGCGCATGCCGAAGTTGCCCAACTCGGCGTATTCGGCGATGGCGCCGGTACCCGGAAGAGGCTGCGGCAGCCGGCGAATTACCAGCCCGATGGCATCCTTCACGAATGCCAGGTTATGAGTGTTAAATACGGGCGGAGTCGCCAGATTGCTGGTCTTTTGCACATACTGCGAACGGAAGACAAAGAAGTCTTTGATCTTACCGATCGTGCCGTCGACGATAGCCCGCAGGCCGGCCTCTCCGCAGTTATGAAACTCGCTGAACCGCGGAATCTGGCGCATCGCCGAATAAGTATTGCTGTCAACCACCAGGAACTTCGGTTCGCTGGCCGGTACCTTGGCCACGAACAGAGAGGTTTCCGCCTGGTCGAGAATCGCTTCGGTCACCGGCGTACCGGCCGTGCCGAGTGGCGTGTTCGCCGTAAAACCCGCATACAGGTTCATCAGATCGCTTTCGATCTTTTCGGCGATGGCGATCACCGCGGGGCCCATGTAGACCTTCAACAGATCCGGCACCGCGAGCACGCGCGTTACGTCCGGAATCAGGAACGTCGCTTCAGCGTGCGTGTTGAGCACGATCTGCGCGTTACCCAGACTGGGGTTCTGCGGTGTCACGGTGAAGCTCTCGACCAGGTTGTTGGCGATAAGTTGCGGCGCGATCGGAATGTTCACCGTGTCGCCCGCCTGCGCCAAAACCGGCTCGTAGTCGCGATTCACGAGGTTCCCCAGAATCAGGTTTCCCACCAGTGCCGGCAGCGCATCCGCCGCCACTAGCTTCACGATCGCGTTCGCAACATTTGCTGATGTAATTGATGGCATCTTTCTCCCTTTTGTCTTGCTTCGTCCCAAAGAAAAAAGAGGACCGTTTCCGGTCCTCTTTCCTTGGCAACTATTCGTGTATGCGGATATGGGGTTTCGGCCCACAACCGCCGGGTTGGAGGTTCAGCGCTATTAATGCGCGCTTAAACTCCCCGCAACGTTTGCGACGTAATCCGCAGAATCTCCCGCCGCACCCGCTCCAGATCTTCCTTGCTCATCGACGGGCCGATTTTGTCCAGATCCACCCCGCCGGTGTTGTCCGGCGCGGCCTTCTGCGTACCCGTCATTCCCGATCCTCCCGCGATTCTCGCCGGCAGGAACTCTGGATTCTCCTGAACAAAGCTCGCCAGAAATTCGGCGACCGGTTGATCGCCGTTCTCACCGCGCGCCACCAGGCGCCCGTCTTCGTTGCGCACGATTCCATCCTGTATCGCCTTATAAGCCAGGTCGATTTTCATCACGCCGAGCTTCTGCAGTTCCGTGCGTATGGTGGCATTCCGCTGCGTTTCCTCGGCCATCGCGTGGCTGCGTTTGTTCTCCTCGACCAACTCGTTCATGCGCTTCTCGAGTTGTTCGCGCCGGCGGCGTTCTTCCTGCAGTTCCGTCTTATACGCAGGCTCGCGCCGCGCGCTGTCCTTCCGCATGTATTCGTCAATCGCCTGTTCCACGATCGTCTGTACGTCCATTGGTCCTTCCATGTCCTCTTCCCTCCTCCTCCTATGTGGGACAGGCGGTTCCGCCTGTCCATGTTTTAAGAGATGGACAGGCCAAAGGGCCTGTCCCGCATTGTTATGTGCTGGCCGGTTCCGCATCCGAAATCGACGCGTCGATTTCATCCGCAATCCTGTTCTTGATGTCCTGCCGCACATCGCACAAGTACTTCAGCGCGATCCGTTTGAAAACCTGCCGCTTCAGTGTCGGCGATTCGATACCCAGATTCATAACGCTCTGCGCATCGTTCGCCTCCGTGCTGAAATCCGTGATATCGAACTCGTCGAGCCCCGAAACGCCGATCGTCATGCCGTCCTGCCGCGCCGCCGCAATCGCCTTCAGGACGTTCCGCATCGAGTCCTTCATCAGATCCCCATAGGCGCACAAAATTTCCTGCGTGACGCTGAAATCCCATTGCTTGCTGAGGCCTGATTGGTTCGATCCTTTGTTATCTCCGGCTTGCTGCATCAGGTACGAAACGCGATAGATTTCGTCCTTAAGCCGTGTCAGATTGTCGGCCGCAATCTGATACACCTTGCCCTCCGGCTCGTTCCACCCGAACCTGTCCTGCTGGCCCAGTTGAATGTAGTAGCTCTCGCCCGTCAACTGATTGAATTCTTTGTCGGAATAAATCACTGGCATGGCGAACAATCCCATCGTCAGTGCCCACCCCAGCGCGTTCGACTTATTGAAGTGCTCCAGCTGAAGTAAGGCCACCTTGTTGGCCAACCACAACCCCGCGCTGACGCGTAACTCAAACAGGGGCACGCGTCTGATTCCCGCCAAACCGTGCCGCCCTTCATCGATCAGCTCGATCGACTTCTTCTGGTCCGTTTCGCGCTGCTCGTAAACCTGGTATCTTTCGCGATCGTAGTAGATCCACGTGGTTTCGCGCTTCCACCCGAAACTGCGCACGCTGTCCTGCTTCAGGTGCGAGGTGCGAATCACCACCCAATCGAATTCGCCCTTACTATCGACGCTCCAGTTGATCACCTCGTCGGCGTTATAACTTACCAGATAAGCGCGGCTGCGGCCCGACGCATCCTCTTCGGCCCGTGTCAGCGCAGGCTCACTCGTTTTCGGAAAATCCACTACCAGGTACGACTTTCCGCAGACCAGCGCCTCGGTGACCTGCTCTTTGAAAAACTGCGTCAGCGTAGTTCCCCGCCGATCGCAGTCCTGTACGAAGCGGCCGTAAAAATCTTTGGCGCTCTCGTCCGTGCTTTCAAACTGAAGCACCGGCTCCTCCCGAACCAGCGTTGCCGTATACCAGTCGATAATCGATCCGAGGTAGTTTTCGTAGAAGACCCGCATCAGCCGCTCCTGATAGACTTCCCTCGGCTCTTTTTGCCGGCTGACCAGATACTCCGCCGCGTTCTTCCGGAACGTTTCCCCACCCGCATAAAGGTCGCGGTAGCGCCGCCACATTCTTGCGTTCGACGAATAGTCCGGATGTTCCTGCTCGATATGTGAATTCACTTATGCACCCTTTCACCGCCTAAAACAAACGCACGCCGCGTTCTCCCACCGTGCCGTTCCTGCCCTCCTGCCAGATCAGATACCCCAATGCATCCGACAAGTGTGTCCGCCGCCGGTCCTTTTCTTTGTCGATCTGCGTCGAGTCTTCCTGATAGGACACCTGCTCGAAATCCGCGATCAATTCTCTGCATCGCGGATCGATAAACATGCGCACGTCACCCTGCGCGTTATGGAGTTTCGCGTTCACCGCGGCCACGCGATCACGCACCGGCGGGTTGGCGGTGGGTACACGATAGGTCACCCTCGCCGTACGCGGCCGAAAGAATTCCCGGATCACTTCGTAATCCGAGGTTCCCGTGGTCTGCCGCGCACTTCCCGACGCGTCCCCATACACCACCACGCCGGCCGGCGGCGCTCCGAATCTCTTCTCGAACTGCTCGCATGCCTCGAGCGTCGTTGCACGCCGCAGCACAATCTCGTCTAATATCCATACGTCACCATCCCTGATCTGCGCTATCACCGAAGACATCGGATCCACGTTGAAATCCACCGCCCAGTAAATCGGCTTCCTCGCATCGTGCATCGCCGGTTTAATGTTTCTTTCGCGCGAAAACGCCCCGTACACCAGGCTCCCTTTCGCGTTCAGATAACTCCCCAATACTTCCTGGTTGAAGAAGTTCTGGTCGTAGCTATCCTTCAGCCGGTCGTAAAAATCCGGAACCTGTTCCAGCAGGAACCGGTTCTCGTAAGGCTGCGCCAGAATTACTTCGTATCCCGGCACCGGCTTCTCAATGAATTTGCGGTACACCCAATCGAATCCCTTCGGCGTCCACACGGCAAATCCGCACCGGCGTTTCGCCTTTGGATCGCGCAATCGGCCTTCGAGCCGCAGCCAGGCGCCTTCCTGCGCATAAGTCAACTCGTCCAGTCCGAACCAGGCGAGATTAGTCCCGCGCAGCCGCTCGAACTCGTCTACCGCCCGCAACAGGATGCGCGATCCCGTATCCTTCATGACCAGCACGAAGTCCGCTTTATGCAGTTCGAATGGGATGTCGTTTTCGTACAGCAGTTCTGTCAGCGACGCCAGCGTGGAGTCCCGCAGCATCGGATAAGTGGGCGCTCCGATGAGTCCCGTCCGCCCCGGGTTCATGTAACTGAGCCGGATAGCTTCCTGGCAAAGCGCCTGGCTCTTACCCGATCCGATCGGCCCCGAGAACCCCTTGAAGCGCGCTGCCGATTCGTGAAACGCCTTCTGACTCGGCAGTCGGTCGTACTTTATCCATCGTTCGATCGGTCCTTGCGTCGCTTCGCCCAGCCCACGGTGATATGCCGCGCTCGATTCATTTCCATCTCCTCCTCCATCTGAAGAAGCCGGATCAGATCCCCCAGCACCGCACCCTTGAGCGCCCCGTTCATCAGATGTTCCAGGTATTGCCCGATCGTCTCGTCTACCGCCTCCGCCGTCTTCTCGCATTCTGTTTTGTTCCGTGTCATTTGGCTAAGTCCCTCCACGCTCCCGGACGATTCCGGCGCGCAGCTAAACTTCCTGACCGAAAACTAACATCGCGTCGTTGCACGAATAGCCGACAGAATGTCAACTTACTCATTCCAATACGAAAAAAGGGGTTTAATTATTGTGACCAGCTTTTCGGGTCGCCTGCGAAGGGCTTAAAACCAACCTGGGGGAGATGCGGCTACCAGCCGCGTCTTTCCACACACGCATGTCCGATCGCTGATTAAGTGAACGAAGAGGAAACAGACTACTTAGATGCCGTCGAGCATACTAACGAGCTCAGGCGGATAAGTGCGCTTTAGTTCCGGAAAGGATTCAGCCAGGCGAATCAGATCCAATTCGTCCTTCTTGCGTTCACTAAGCCGGCGCGCCGGATCGCCATAGGCCCAGAGCTTGCCTTGCGTGACGTCTTCCAGACAGGCAACGAAAACCTCCGTTCCGAGAACCGTCCGCCGCTGCGCGCGTGACGGAAAATCCCGATAGCGGGGATCGGTAGTGAACTGAATTCGAAGTTCGCTGGCCCGAGCTTCAGGATCCTCGAATTTCAGCGGGAGCGCCGCCGTCCGGGACGGGTCGACAACGATATCGGCGTCGACCGTGTAGACCGGTTCGACATAGCAGTTAACCGCCAGTCCGCCGATCAGGCAATAACGGCCAACCGACTTGCACGCCCGAATTACCTCCGCGAAATCGCTGCCTCCACCGAGAGTAACCAGGTCGTAGACCTCCAATGCCGTCATATCCGAACACGGCGGGCCACCCCGCCATTCAACATCTACTTTACCCGCAAATCGCGCCCAGTCATATCCTTGGGTTGCTTCTCGCCCAACACGCCCAGGATTGTCGGCGCAATATCCTGCAGCGCCCCGCCCGGCCGCAGCTTATCGCCGGAATCGTCCACCAGAATAAACGGAACGGGATTCGTCGTATGGTACGTATGCGGCCCGTGGGTCACCGGATCGATCATGGTTTCGGCATTGCCGTGATCCGCCGTGATCACCCAGCGTCCGTTCTTCTCTTTCAGACGCTGCCAGATGCGGCCCAGGCACTCATCCACCTTTTCAACCGCCCGCACCGTCGGCTCCATCCTGCCCGAATGCCCCACCATATCGGCGTTCGCGAAGTTCATCACGATCACGTCGAAATCCTTCCGGCCCATGGCATCAAGCACCACTTCCGTGACCCCATCGGCACTCATTTCGGGCTTCAGATCGTAAGTCGCCACCTTCGGCGAAGCCACCATCTCACGCTCTTCCCCACCGAACGGCTTCTCCACGCCGCCATTGAAAAAGTAAGTCACATGTGCGTACTTCTCAGTCTCCGCCACGCGCAGATTCTTCCAGTTCAATTCCTGGCACACATACCCAAGAATGTTATTCAACGGCTCCCGTGCCAGCACGAAAGGCACGCCGAACGACTTGTCGTATTGAGTCATCGTGGCGAACTTCAGATTCCCCGGAACCTGCGCGCGCGACGGACGTTCGAGCGTCGTGCTCGTCAGTGCCTCCGTCATCTCCCGGCCGCGATCCGCCCGATAGTTAAAGAAGAAGCACGCATCGCCATCCCGAATCAGCCCCACGGGTTGATCGCGCGCATCCACAATCGTTAGCGGCTCCACA